CGGCCGCCAGCACGGTCCCGTCGACCGCCACCGGCGATATCGTCGCCACCAACGTGCAGGACGCGATCGCCGAGCTGGAGCTTGAGAAGGTCGCCAAGGCCGGCTCGACCATGACCGGCCACCTGACCCTGCCAACGACGCCAGCTGCGGCCAATGCGGTGCGCAAGGACTACGTCGACGCCGCGGTCGCCGCTAACACCACCGCGATCGGCGGCAAGGTCAGCAAGATCGGCGACACCATGACCGGCGATTTGAAGGTCGGCGGCGACGTTTGGGCGAACCGCGGTGCTAATTCCGGCGTGCTGTATCTCGGCAGTAACAACGCCCACTACCTGTACTTTGATGGCGCCGGCTACATTATGCCGAGCGGCGGCTTGTCGGTCGGCGGCACGCTTACCGCGGTCGGCGGCACTTTCAGCGGCATGCTTAATGCTAATGGCGGGTCGAACTTCCCGGTTAACCTCAACCACACTTTGTTCAACAACGGCGTCAACTTCGCTTCAGGAACGCCGTCCAGCGTCCAGATCCAGGGGCCGCCCTATCCGACACTCGCCTTCCATTGCGCCGGCTATTTCGGTGCTAACCTCGGCATGTCGACCGACGGTCAGTTCTATATGGGCGGCTGGTCACACGGTGGCGGCGTCTACTATAGGATTCTAACCACCCGTGAAGGTGAGCCGCTAACCCAGACCCGCCTGGTTTATGTTGGCGACTACGTCCACAGCAGCGACGAGGGCCTAACCGAGCCGTATGGGCCGACCGGCTGCCAGACCGGCGGCAGCGGCGCCCAACTGAGCGGCTTCGGTGGGTCTTTTCTAACGCAACGCTACCGGGTGCTTCAGGTTAAGACTGCCGGCGGCTACTACGCATCGGAAGCGGCCTGACCATGGAAATCATCGACCACGGCGTGTGGATCCAATACCAGCCGGCAAAGCCGCAGAAGGATGCGCCGGCCAGGACAATCTACGCCAGGCGCGAGGCCGATAGCGTCGATTGGTACGACTACGTCCGGCCCAACTTCCTGCTGATGCAGCCGCCCAAGCCGCCGACCTACCACCCGACCACCGGCGAGCTGCTGGTCGATGACCGGCCCAAGCCGGTGCCGAACTTCAAGCCCGGCAGCGTGGTCTGCAACATCTTCCGCCAGCGCGATCAGAGCATCGTTGGCGCGGCCACCTACGACCCGACCGCTGTCCATTCCATCAATCAGCGGGTGATCGAGATCGTCGGTTACACTGGCGATAACCCACAGAAGGATTTCGGTGGTAAGGTCTACGACCACGCGACCGGCACGTTCAGCGATCAGCCGCCGCCGCCGCCATCGCTCAGTGCGCGGCTCGACGCTATGGAAAAGCGCATCAAGGCGCTGGAAGCCAGGAAAAAGTGATCGAGTATACCGGCAAGGCCGCGAGCGAGATCGCCAAGGGATTGGCGGCTGCGGGACCGCTGGCACTGCCGCTGGTAATCATCAATATCGTTTGCCTCGGCGTGGTGTTCTTCACGCTCTATCACATCTCGTCGGCATCGGAGCGGCGTGATGCGCTGATCGCCGAATTGGCCAAGTCTTGCCAGCCGATCGTCGAAAGGATGAAATGAGGCTGCAACCTACAGGGAGGATGCATAGTTATGAAGAAGGCCAAGCGAAAACGCCCGGTTGTTGCGCCAAAGCGCAAGGTGACTGCGCGAAAGAAGCCGGCCCCACCCCGAAAGAAGAAGAGGAAAGCCAAGATGTCCAAGAAGTCGCATGATGACGACAACGAAGACGAACCTCGCACTGCAACAAAGCACCCGGATCCGCGGCGCACTGCGGGCGACCAGTCCGAGCAGACCTCCGATCCGGTCGAACTGGCCAAGAAACAGCACGGTGGCATCGACCCGATGGGGCAGCCGCCTGACAACCCGCAGGCTCCCAATCCGCCATCGGAGCCGCAGGCTAAGTGACTGAGTGGCCTAAAAACCCACAGCTGCGCGTTGGCGGGGAGCTGGAGCCCTCCGGCCCCGTCAACGTGTTCAATGAGAAGGTGGCGACCGCCGATGCGATCAATCGGGCGATCGAGACCAAGACCGCCTACGACACCACGCACCCGCCGCCGGCGCCGACAACGCCAGTGACGGTGCCGGACGGCACGCCGATCAGTCCTGGCGGTCCGGTTACAATCGACGAAACCAAGTATATGATCGAGCCGCAATTCGTCGGCCACAAGGTGATTCCGCGTCGACGCTAGGGGGCTAGCCATGTCGATAGGTTTATTGTTTTGGGTTCTGATGGTGCTGTGGTTCTTTAGCTGGATCACTAACACCTACTCGCCGGGACAATTCCCTTGGGCCATCCACGCCAGCAACTTACTGTTCTTCGTGCTGCTGTTCCTGCTGGGCTGGCATGCTTTCGGTTTTGTGATCCATGCCTAACGCCACCGCCCTGGTGCTGCTCGCCGTCTTGTTATCCAGCTGCATCGTGACGACTGTGACTGAACGCCCGCCGTTTTATTCTCGCTACGAGATCGATGCGATCAATGCCGAAACCGCCTGCCGACAACTGGCGCGAAATATTATCCAAATGGAACGCTGCACAGTCAGGAGATAAAATGGCCAAGCCTGAACAGGATGTATTTCCACCGGACCCGGCTTTGATCCGGCCGCTCACTCCGCGGATCGAAATCGCATTGACCGTGCCGGACGGCGTCGACCTGCAGATCACCGTTAACGGCGTCGGCGTGCTAATGCAGGACGACGATGAGGACGTAGCCTAGCGCAAAAATTTTTTCGGATTTTCAACTTGAGGGGAACTCAACTATGCCTTCCAAGATCGGCAAGACCGTGAACATCAAGGCGCCGCCAGTGGCCAAGGCGCCGCCGGCAGTGTCGAAGACCCAGGACAATTTCACCCACCACACCTCGCCGGTAAAGGGTCCGCAGCCGACTCCGGTCGAAGCCAACACCATCAGCTCCAAACCTAAGGTATCGATCAAGAAGATGCCAGACGTGCCGATGGCGAAGTACAAGCATGTCGACGAAGGCTGAACAGGACGTCCACCTCAAGCTTCTGAAGCGCAAGCGGGCGATCCTCAACGCCCGCAACGATCTGATAGCGTTTACAGAACTGATGATGCCCGACCCCAACTTCGATGATGATGTCGGGCAGTCGTTGTATAAGCCACAACCGTTTCACCGCATGATCGGTCGCTCGCTTGAAGAGGTCGAGCGCGGCGATTATCGGCGGCTCATGATCAATGTCGGACCACGCTTCGGCAAGACTACGCTGGCCAGTGCGATGTTCCCAGCTTGGTATGTCGGTCGCCATCCCGAAAGGAGTATCATCGTTGCCACCTACAACGAGCATTATTCCTGGGATCTGGGCCGTCGCGTCCGCGACATCATGGAGACACCGGAGTACAAACAGGTCTTCCCAGAAGTAGAAATCAAGGTGGGCGCCAATGCCGTCAACCGCGTCCAAACCACCCGTGATGGAGTGGTCTTCAGTGTGGGACGCGGCTCCAGCATCACCGGACGTGGTGGTCATTGCATCCTCCTCGATGACCCAATTAAGGACCGTACTGAAGCTGACTCCGTCATCGTTCGCGAGAAGCTGTGGCAATGGTACAATCAAGTCCTCAGAACTCGCCTCATGGATTCGACTGGCACTATCGTCATCGTCCAGACGAGATGGACAGAAGATGATCTCGTTGGCCGGCTTATCGACCCGCTTAATCCCTACTATAACGTCGAAGAAGCCAAAGCCTGGCGCAAGATTGATCTGCCGGCGCTAGCCGAAGACAACGATGTGCTCGGCCGCAAGCCGGGCGAGGCGTTATGGCCGGAGCGGTTCACCAAGCAGTATCTGGAGGAGATCCGTGCCACCGATCCGCGTGGATTTGCTGCGCTGTATCAGGGCCGTCCAGGACCTAAGGATGGGGCCTTTTTCAAAGACAGTGACCTGGTCACTTACAATAAAATGGATGACGTCCCGGCGTTTCATACCCTGCGATTCTATGGGGCATCGGACCACGCGGTATCGGTAGCCAAGTCCGCCGACAAGACCTGCCTGATGATCGTCGGCGTCGACGAGAAGGACAACATCTGGATCATGCCGGACATGGTCTGGGACCGACTGGATTCGCACCAGGCGGTCGAGTGCATGATCGTGCTGATGAAGAAATACAAGCCGATGTTCTGGTGGGCGGAAGGCGGCGCCATCACCAAGAGCTTAGGCCCCTTCCTGCGCCGGCGCATGATCGAGAAGCAGGCGTTCTGTGCGATCGATCCGATCAATCCCGCCGCCGACAAGCAGCAACGCGCGCAGGCAATTCAGGCGCGCACCTCCATGAAGATGGTGCGCTTCCCTGGTTTTATCCGCCAGTGGTCGGAGATGCAGGACCAGATCCTGAAGTTTCCGCACGGCTCAAACGACGACGTGGTCGACACTCTGAGCCTGGTTGGGCTAGGACTATCGAAGATGCACGGGCGAACCCGCGGCAGGAAGGTTGAGCCGGAAATAACCACCGGCACCTACCGCGAGCTGTTCGCAAACACGCGCCGGCGTGAGGGCCAAGACTTACGGGCGAGGGGCCTGCAAGGATGGTAGACGCCTTCCAAGACGACATGATGCGTGTGTTCGCCGGGATCGATGAGCAGTCCAGCGAACCAGACATCAATCCAACCACCGGCAAGCCAAACTCGATCCCGCGCGCCAATCCCGATCCGCCGGACCGCCGCCGTAACTTGGTCAGCGATTGGACCAGCAAGGTCAAAAAGGCCAAGCGGTATTGGAAGCCGTCATTCGATCGTATGCGTGAGGACCAGGAGTTCTGCTTCGGCAAGCAGTGGTCCAAGGACGCCAAGGACAAGCGTTACGTCGCCAACCTCACGCTCAGATTGGTGGCGCAAAAGACGGCGTTTCTCTACGCCAAAAACCCCAAGGCAGTGGCCAAGAAGCGGCCAAGGCTCAATGCCACCTCCTGGGACGAAAGCCAGACCACGCTCAATCAGCTGATGCAGTCTGCGGCGATGATGATGCAGCAGGCGCAAGCTGCTGGCGCCATGGGCCAAGGGCCGATGGCGCCTGGCGGCATGCCCGGCATGCCACCTGGTATGGCCGGCCAGGTCGCCGGTGCCGCCGGTAGCGCGGTGCAGGGCATGATGCCGATGGCAACTGGCAGCCCGCCCGACATCGGCATGCTGATGGCCGGCGGCATGCCGCCCAACCCGGCGTCGATGCCGTCACCTTCAGTGAACCAAATCTCCGGCCAGATGGGCGCCGC